CCATATCGCATGCCCCTGCTGCGCCAAACCCATGAGAAAATATACCGACGACGGCATTACCCGCGGCTGCGCCATTTACATAAACATTCCCTGTCAGACTCGTGCCTGCAGTCACGGTATCACCCGAAAACGTGTAGATATTCATCACAGCGCTGTTATCGCCTAGCGCAAAGTATCCTGCGGTATTCGTACCTGCAGCCCCGCCCGCGTATACGCCTAAAAGCATAGACGTTGCAGCAGTCACGACTGCGCCCGAATACGTGAATTTGTTTGTAGAAACGGTACCACCGCCGAGGGTGATTATTGAAAACGTACCGTCAGGCACGACCGGCGCCGGAAGGGCGCCCGTAAGCTCGCCGGTCCCCTGCGCAAACGCCATGAAGTTCAAGCCCTGCGCGCTGCCGTCCCAGTAGCCCACGTCAAAGCCCGAGATGACCGCGCTCTCGACGTCAAAGCCAAAGATCGGTTCGGCCGGCACGCCGCCGCTGCCGTCGATGTAGTAGTGCCCCGCCACGCCCACGCCGGCCGGGACCACGTCGAGGTAGCCGCCGAAGTAGAGCGCTGATACCACGGCCGACAGCGGCGGCCCGACCAGGTAAAACGACATCGTCATGTTCTGGTTGTCAACCACCCACAGCGCGTACCCGAGCGGCTCCCAGAACGAATTGAGCGCGGCCTCGGCGCCGGGCACGGTGCCGTCCCAGTGATTCGTTGCCACGGTGGCGTACAGAAGCAACCTGTACGTGTCGTCGGGCAGAGCGGTTAAAACCGAGGCGCCGCTGTTCGGCGCCCAGTCGCCCTGGTCGAAGCCCAGGCCGGTGGTGTCAAACGAGAAGTAGACCCCGCTGAGAGCCACGTCGAGCTCGCGCGTGGGGCCGATCCACTGGCCCACGTAATCGAGCTGCTGACCGACAGCGGTGTCAAGGTCGAAGAGCTGCGCGATTTGCCCCGCCACGCTGAGCTGGTCGGCCGGCCCCTGCAAAATAGCGGCCAGGGCCGCCGCGTAGTTCGGCTGGTCGTTGTGCTCACTAGTAATGAGCGCCAGATATGGGGCGATGTTTCCGGTGCTCATGTCAGGCAGTGACCACGACGTTGGCCGTTGGGCAGTTGGCAATCGCGTTAAAGGCAATTGTCAGGTTGGCCGTCCCGGTCGGCGAGGCCGTGGTGCCGAGAGTGAGCGACGAGATGTAATACGTTGTACCCACACCGGCGTCCTGCAGCTGAGCGGCCGCGTAAACCTGGCTGTAGTAGACCGCGCCGCCGATCGGGAGGCTGTTGATAAATGCGCTGATCGCCGCCTGGATAGCCGCGGCGGTCGTGGAGACGTAGTTAGCAAGCGGCACAATGGTGAGCGAGACATACACCTGGGTCTGCGCCAGTACATCAAAGTTGATCGTTATCGGAAGCCCCGAGGTGGCATCGGTCACGGTCTCGCTCGTGCCGCCGTAGGTTCCAGTGCCCGGGCTCTTGGTCTGCTGAATGGTCTGGGCAATTTCAGTGAGGCTGCCGCCGGCCACGATTACGTCGATTGAGTGCGACGGCACGCCGTTGGCATCGGTCACGGCGGTGTTGTTCTCATACACGGTCCAGTTGGTCACCCCGCTGAGTTGCCCGATGGCCGCGTAAATCGAGCCGAGCGGCGAGCTCGCGGGCAGGGCGACCGACGCGGCCTGGCGCACGCGGAGCGCCGCGTCAGTTTCAACGGGCGCGCCGAGCGTGGCCGCGGCCGTGCTGGTCACCGAGGTCCACCCGAGCTGCGGGTTGTAAATCTTGCTGATGGTGCCCGATAGCGCCACGATTGCGCCGGCTTCTTGCGCCGTTCCCGTGACCGCGATCGAGCCGCTGGTCGGGATCGTCACGCTCGCGGGTAGGTTCCAGAGGTTGCCGTTGGTGTCCTGCGCCACGCCATTGGTGATGACAGTGCCCGCAGTTCCGCCGATCAGGAGCGGCGCCGTGCTATTTGTTGCCACGTCGCGGGTCAGCCCGTTGATGCGCACCAACGAGGAAAGCTCGACGCCCTGAGCGTAGGACGGGCTGAAGGATTGGTACAGCGCAACCATCTGCTGGTTCACGTCGCTGATGGCCTTGGCAAAGACCGCGAGCAGCTGGCCGTCTTGGCTGTCGGCGCTGATGTACGCGTCCGAGCCGTAGATCGCCTGGAAGCTCGCCTGCAACGAAGCGTAGATGTCCGAATACTGGGGAATGGTGATTCCGGCGCTCGTGACGGTTGGCCCCAAGGTGCTGAGCGGGTAGGTGGTAGTCATCAGCGCCTCACACGTTGACGGTGATTGGAGTCGAGCTGTAGATCGTCTCGACCGTGGCCGAGATACTGAGGGCGCGGGTCGAGCGCGTCAGCGTCGAGGAGTACGCGAGCAACTGCGAGACCCCGGGCGTGTTCAGGATCGCGGTTTGGATGGCCGCGTCGTACGACGCCTGGGTGTTATACCCGAGAATCTGAGTCGGGTACGGCACGCCCTGGGTCTGGTCCAAAAACCACTCCCCTTGCCAGAGCTTCAACCGGGTGCTGATCGCTTGGGCCACGGCTGCCGAGGAGTCCACCAGGAACTCACCAGGCCCGTTGCCAAACACGTAATCCCCCGTGGGGCTCAGCATCCGATAGCGCATCTTGTCATCCGAGCACGTTGCCGTTTGCCGTTATGCTGCCGGTGGGGCCAATCAGCTGAATGCCCCGGGTCGAGTGAATTGTTATCTCCGCGGCCGCGGCGATCAGCACTTGGCCCGTCGCGCTCAGAGAAACCCCGCCCGCCGGGTCAATCGCGAGCGACACACCGGGCGTTGTTACTTGCACGGACCCGTTGGCTTCGAGCCCCACAAACGAGGTGCCGACGTCATTGCGCAATTGTACGGCACTCGTGCTGACGCCCGCGAGCGCGTTGGGCCGCGAGCGGACCCCGACCAAGGCGAAGCCATCGGACAGGTCGTGCATGCGAAGGTCGCCCTGCTGCTGAATCTGGCCAGTCGAGTACCAGCCGTCAATGCACCGACTGGCAAAAACCACGAGGCACTCGTCGCCGACCGCCACCGGGAAGGTAAGCGTGAAGCCGCCGCCGCTCGGGAATTGAACGAGCACGTCATTGATTACTGGCAGCTGCAAAAATTCAATGGTGTTGGTCGCTGGGTTAGTGTACTGCATCAGCGTCATCGGTTGAACCTGGGCTGTTTGCAGCGCGGCGTTAAACGACACAATGGTGCACGGCAGCGCCGTCCAGATTTGCGCCTGCCGCCCGTCGAGCGCAGCGCGCAGGGCCGACTCGAAGCTGTTGATACGCTCGCGCGGGTCCATGCTAGCCTTGGCTCGGGTTGGTGATAACTTGGTCGGTTGACGGTGAGATAGCGAGCGCGATAATGTTGCAGTACCACGGCTGGCCGCGCGTGTCGCCCTCGTACTCGATGCAGTAGATCCGGTACAGCCCGTCCTTCGCGGTCGACGCGAAGAGCTGGAACCCGGAGAACTGGTTATAGGGCACGTACGGGTTGCCCTCGGCAAACAGCGTTTGATTGATCAAGTCGTTGTCGAGCTGCACTACGCCGCCGATTCGCAGCTTCGGATTTAGCAGGCACTTGATCTTGATGCCCTCGTCGGTCGACTCGGGGATGCCGATCACGCCGGTGGCTTGCGACAGCACCACTGCCTCACCCGGCAGATAGCTCGAGTACGGAATAACTTGCAGCTGGTTGTTGTGAATCGACCACGAGCAGCTGAGACGCGCGGCCGCTGACCGCAGCACGTCCCGCGGCATTCCAAACATCACCTTGCCGCGATCGGCCGGGATGATGCCGCCGGTCAGCGCCGAGAGATTCACGGCCGGGTTGAGTCCGAAGCTCGAGTCGACCTGCTGCATGGCTGCGATCGCAGCCTCGATGTGCTGCGCCGGGCTGCTGCCAGCGGCGAGGCTGACGGCAATGGTGCTGTTATTGTAGGCTACGTCACCATCGGCGGCCAGAATATCGAGGTAGCTCGTCGTCGGATTTTCCTTGCCGACCCGAAACTGCTTGATGGTGCCGAGGAAGATGATGCCAAACGCGCCGCCCTCGTACCCGGCTTGCAAAGTGACCTGCTGGAACTCGCCACGAATCTGGTTGACTGTTGCGGCCGAGAGGTTGTACACGCGAATCGCGGCCGAGTTCGGGTGGTCGACGTCGGCCGCGCTGATGTTAAACACGATGCGAAACTGCGACAGGTCGAGCCCGTTGCCTACCGCGTCGGTAAGCAGCAGCCCGACGCGGCGCACGTACTGGTTGGCGTTGCTCACGACGTCACCAGAAAATACAGGTGCCCGGTCGATCCGAGATTGTCGTACGAGGGCGGCGCGGTCAAGTCAAAGTCGGTCTGCGCGACGAGCTGCCCGCCAAAGTCGAGGTACTCGTACTGGCCGAGAAGGTCGGCGCCGGTCACGAGCGGAATGCCACCGACGATTAGGTCGCCGCTCGTGTCGCTGATGTCGATAGTCCACACCTGGGCCTGGTCGTTCCAAACCACGTTGAGCGCGTACGTGGTTCCGCCGAGCGCGATGTTGATCTTCTGCGCCGCGTTGGTGAGCGGAA